TCTACTTCGTCAGTTTGACCATCGTACGTATTGTTGTAGTACGCAGTCTTCCAACCAACTTTATATGCAAGCAGCATATCACCTAGCAATTCAGACATCGGTACCTGTTCGCCAGGATAAAACGCTGGATTGTATGATGTGTTACCAGAAATGGATTGGTCGACATACTTCTGCATAACGCCTACGAGTTTAATATAACCTTTTGGAGATCGTTGATCCCAAAGTAACTCGTACTTGTTCTTTAAGCGACTGTATTCAGGGACCACTTGCTTGGATACGTTATCCTTACTTCCTTTAATGGAAACATAAGCACGTGGAGGTTCAATACCATTTGTTGCATTAGCGATCTGTGAGCTAGTCTCAGAAGGCATAAGAGCTGACAGTGTACTATTTCGCATACCGTGCGTCAACACCTCTTGTCTTAACCACTCCCAATCCAACTGCAATTCTTTACCAACTAAATCGTCGATATCGGATTTGTATGTATCGATTGGTAAGATACCTTTAGAGTATTTGGTTTGATCAAACCACTCACAAGCACCAACTTCTTTAGCTAGATTCACTGAAGCTTTGATCAAGTAATATTGGATCGCTTCGAATGTCTTATTGGTAAGATCCAATGCACTATCGTCTGAATACTTAACACCATTCTTAGCTAGATAGTATGCGTAGTTGATAACACCAACACCCAAAGAACGACGTGCTAGAGTACTAATCTCTGCAGCCTTAATTGGATAATCCTGATACGATAATAACGCATCCAAAGAACGAACTGCTAAATCACAGATAGGTTCAAGATCAGATAATTCATTGATCGTTCCCAAATTCACAGCACTCAATGTGCATAATGCGATTTCACCATTCTCATCGTCTACCGACTGCAAGGGTTTGGTTGGTAGTGTAATCTCTGCACACAAGTTAGACATGCGAACAGGAGCTACCTTTTCATCAAACGAACTGTGGGTATTACAGTGATCGACGTTCATGAAATACATACGACCAGTGTCTTTACGTTCCATTGTAAACGTGTTAAACAACTCAGTTGCTGATACTTTAGTCTTCTTGATCGAACGTTTCGCTTCATACTTAACGTAAAGCTCTTCAAACTTTTCCTGATCTTCAAAGAACGCATCATATAGATCTGGAACGTCATGAGGAGAGAATAGAGTGATGTGCTCACCTTTGATCAAACGCTCATACATCAACTTATTGAACTGAATACCGTAGTCTAAACGACGTACACGGTTATCTTCAGTACCTTTGTTATTCTTCAATACTAACACGTCCTGAATTTCAGCGTGCCAGATTGGAATATACAACGTTGCTGCACCACCGCGCACTCCACCTTGAGAACATGATTTAACGTCCCATTGGAATTTACGGTAGAATGGAATTACACCCGTGTGACGGGTTTCGCCACCACGAATCGGAGAACCTTCAGCACGAATACGTCCAGCACCCAAACCGATACCAGCTTTCTTGGAAACGTATTTAAGAATACAGTCACCAGTCGTTGCGATACTATCCAGAGTATCATCACATTCAATTTTAACACACGAACTAAACTGCTTAGTCTTAGTACGTGCACCTGCCATGATAGGAGTTGGCAGACTTAATTTGAATGTAGAGATTGCATTGTAGTAATCCTTAATATAACGCATTCTCGTTTCTTTTGGATAATCACTAAACAACGTTGCAGCGATCATAATGTACAAATATTGGGGCGTTTCATACTTGGTGCCGTTTACACGGTCTTGAACCAAATACTTACCCATCATCTGTTCCATAGCAGCAAACGTTAGATTGAAGTCACGATCGTGCTTCAACATTTTATCCATTCGCGCCCATTCTTCGTCGGTATACTTGTCCAGAACACCAGCGTCATACACATCACGCTCGATATTTTTCTTTACTAACTCGAGAAGAGGAATTGGTTCAAATTGGTCAAATACTTCTTTACGTAGATTGAAGTTAATTAGACGTGCAGCTACATATTGATAATTAGGAGTTGCTTCACTAATCAAATCAGCTGCAGATCTGATTAGAATGTCTTGAATGGTGGTTGTTTTGATTTTGTCGTAGAACTGTAGTTGCGAATACATTTCAATGTCAGATACACTCACGCCAGTCAGATCTTCAGTAGCCCAAAACAGCACGGCATGTATTTTGTCCAGATCGATATCTTCATACGTTCCGTCTCGTTTCGTGACTTTCAAGTCATCTTGTTTTTTAGTCATTAAATTATTATTCCTATAAATAAAATTCAGTTAGTATTTATTAATTTTCCGAAGAGAATCTTTATGTTTTATAATTATGTTTATTTAGATCCGCGCAAACCAGGACGGTATCATACTTCCATCGTGTGTTTATTATTCGAACCGATATACATCGGTAAAGGAAAATCCAACCGACGATGCTCACACTTGTCGAATTATCACCTATATGAGTCAAATGTTAATCCAATTAAGCAAAATAAATTACGAAAGTTAGTCAAGCACTTCGATATGCGTTCGTATATCATCGATGTATCTAATTCCAACAACGAAGAAGAAATTCTCACGTTAGAAAAACAATTGATTTCTGAACTGGGTCGAATGGATCTCGGTACCGGACCGTTAACAAACTGTGATGATGGTGGAACTGGAACATGCGGTAGAGTTGATTCTCCGGCTACGATCGAACGCCGATCCAAATCACTTGAGAATGTATACGATGAACGACGAGGATCGACATACGAAGAGATATACGGTGAATTAAAAGCGGCTGAAATAAAAAACAAACTCTCACGTACGATGCAGAATAGAGGACCAAGGTCCGCCAGCGTCCGACGTAAGATAAGTGAATCGAAACGAGGAGAGCGTAACCCATCATCTAAAACTTTTAAACTCACCGATCCGCACGGCAACGAATATATTATTACCGGTGGCTTGCGACGGTTTTGCAGAGAGAATAATTTATCTTTTAATAGCATTTGGAATAGTATCGATAACGGTCCTGTGATTGATTCACCACACGTTCGCAGAAAAACATCGGCATTCGTTAACACAATCGGTTGGGATTGCGTTCGGGTGTATATTTCGTAGACCTATTTATTTGTTGTTCTGTGAAATATTTTAATTTCAAACGCTCACATATTCAAGCAAAATCTCACTTGACTTTGTGAGCACTCACACGCATAATCATTCCATCACACACTGTGATCACGGGGCATCGACGTTTTGATGCACATTCTTAGAAGAACTATAAAATGAACAATATAAATAGAAACTCACCTAGAAAGCCTCGTACCGAACGCAATGCGATCAATACTGATCAAGTTTGCAATCACTTATCGTGGCTGTTCAATAAGGCAACTGAAAACATGGGCAAAGTAGCGCTACGTGGTAGCGAACTACACCGTCTTCAGGTTGAATTTTGCTATTACGTTGATGAAATCAAGCGTGGTCCTAAGTACATCATCCCTAAAGTGATTGCTGACTGTAATGAATTCATCGCCGACATTAACGGCTAATATTTGCGAATGAAAGATCTGCAGATGCTTTATACGCTAGCTACCGAGTGTGCTACGTTCTTCCAACAAGCCGGGACTCTCCCTCTTGTTAAGAATGTAGCACCTCGTGATGCGTTCCGTAAGATCAAAATTCGACACAAGCAGATTTCATCTGAAAAAGCTGCGATTAATACTGCGTTCGATCAATCAATCGTTCAGCGTAGTTTGATCGCATGTGGTATTGATTCATACCAATTACCCCCTCGTGAAATGATTCTCAGCCAACGCATGCATTATGTATTTCCGTTGGACGGATTTAAGTTCATATACAATCCCCATATTCGTAACGAAAAAGATATTGGGATTCAGGGTAACATTAACGATACTGAGTTAGCTGAGGACGTCGTACGTTTCTCATTCGCTGATTCAGACTTAGCGTTTGGTATTGAATGTGGTGCTCAGGTCATGATATACGACATTCCAGCATATTATGCTGTGGATGCTAGTGAGTATGATTATGAGGACATTTTAACAGGAGTACGTCAATGGGTGGATTCATAACGTCGTTGTTCCATTGCTGGTTTATGCTATGCACATGGGCGGAACGTGCTAAAAATATCGACAACGTCAAAGGATCAGCTAACGTAATGGTTTACATTGCTGGCACTAGTGTGGCATTATTTCCACACACCGCTGAATTAGCTTTTCCTTTCGTACTTTACGGCTTGGGTGCTCTTTTCTGGGCATTCGCAAGTCACATTATGCGAGAGCGTCACATGATGCAATTGAATATGTTTTTTATTGTGATTAACTCGTATGCAATTCTTATTAGACTATAGGATATAACATGAATAATCTAAAAATCGCAAAATTGATGACTGGCGAAGAAGTAATCGGTCAATATACAGAAAACGATAACGGAACATACTCCGTTCAACATCCAATGGTGTTTCAGGTAGCTGGAGTTCAGGGTGCACAATTGCAGGTTCAATTGCTGCCATTCTTGATTCACAATCCAGACGGCATTGCTGAAATCTACGCAGATAAGTTTATTACTGTGCCAGAAGCAGCGACGCAAAACTTGGTTGATCTGTACATCAAGAATACTACCGACGTTGAGCTGGATGTGTAAGCATCGATAAATAAGCGTAAACCAAAGGTACCTTATATATGTCAGTGATTATTTACACCTGTGATACGTGCAAACGTGAAATCGAAAAAACTCAAAATCCAGAAGGACTTGAGATTATCGGACGGTGCATAATCACTGACAATTGTAAGGGGTTCTTATACCGCACTGGAAGCAAGCCGCAAGCTGTGGCTAGAACATCACCGGCGCCTGTTCAAGGTCTAACCGACTGGAGACAACGTAAAAAGATTTTTACACACAATCAGGAAACTGCTGCAAATGTGTGGACTGTTGAACATAAGTTGGACACTCATCCATCCGTTCAAACATTCATCTATCAAGTTGTTTCTCCAACTGAACGTAATCTCGTCGAAGTCACACCTACTGCTACCCGTTACATTAACGGCGATACCGTAGAGTTAGAATTCGAAAGTAGCGTCACTGGCATTGCTCAAACTATCGCTAGATCTGCAACTACCAATCAACCCATTGAATTTAAGGATCAATCGACTGACACGTCCGCATTGACTCTCAATCAGATGACCAATAGTCTGTTCCTAACGTTAGCAACGTTGGATGATTCAACGGATCTTGATTTAACGCCTACATTCTTATCTACTACTGATTTAACGCCTATTCCTGGGATTGCTGACGTTACGTTTGGCGCAACTGTTCCAAACTCATTATGGTTCCCAATTGATAAAGTGTTGATCAATGGCAAGCTGTATACCGTTAGAGTTGGTTCATTCGATGCTAATGTTCTTAATACGTTAGGCGTTCGTAATGGTAGTTCCTTGTTCTTCACACTTCCAGGTGGAGGGTCAATCGCTGAGGATTCAATATACGTCCTCAACACGACAGAACCTTATACGTCTGTCGTTGATCGCGACTTCGATAATGTCGTAGACTTATCGAAAGTCACAAATGCGAACGTAGGGAGTTCGTTCGTATTTAATGACGGTGAGATACAATACAATGTTAATTTGAAACAACGTGTTTATCCGCCTATTCTTATCCCGCAATAACACAAACATATAATAATAAGGAAAAACAATGACAGAAGATAAACAGAAACTGTTGTTGGAATATCTAATATCATCGCCCGATACGTATGCGATGTGTGCTGCTATTATCAAGCCTGGATACTTCGATCCTGGTTTACGTAATGCTGTTACATTTATTCAACAATATTACGACTCGTACAGTAAAACACCCGACGCTACTCAGGTCCATGCTGAATCAGGAATTCAACTCAAAGAACAAACGATCTCACCAGATCGTGTACTTTATTGTGCTGATGAGATTGAACAATTCTGTAAAGATCAAGCAATTCAAAATGCTGTACTTCAATCTGCAACTAAAGTTAATGATGGTGACACTGGATCGATTGAAAAAATCATCAAAGACGCACTCAACGTGTCGTTGCATAAAGACTTAGGTTTAGACTACTTCACGAACGTTAAAGATCGTCTCGAACGATTGAAGAATGCCGATCGCATGATTCCTACTGGATGGTTAGCTTTAGACGAGCTGTTAGGTGGTGGCATCAATAGAGGTGAGATGCTTCTATGGTCTGCTAACTCAGGTGGTGGTAAATCCGTCACAATGGCCAATCTTGGATTAAACTTCGTCGAACGAGGATACAACGTCCTATACATTAGTTTGGAATTAAGTACTGATCTAATCGCAAAACGATTTGATAGTATGATCACGAACATCAACCAAACTGAAATTCTGGCTCGATCTGACGAAGTTGCAATCAACGTCGAGAAGCACGCTAGTGATTACGGTAAGTTGAAAATCATTCAAATGCCTCCTGGCACTACCGCTAATGACATTCGTGCATACATTAATGAATTGTACCTAGTAGAAGGTTGGACTCCTGATTTATTAGTACACGATTACATCGATCTTGGTGCTCCTAATGAGAAAGTTGGTGGTGATAACGTCTTTGAAAAAGACAAATTAACTACTGAGCAATTCCGTGCACTTTTAAGTGAGTTCGATATGTGCGGCACTACCGCTTCACAGCAAAACCGTTCTGCTGTAGATCAGATTGAACTCAATCACAGTCACATTGCTGGTGGTTTGAGTAAGATTAACACTACAGATAACTACATATCAATTATCATGACTGAAGCTATGAGAGCGATGGGTGAAATGGTTTGGGTTGCTTTGAAAACTCGTTCTAGTGATGGGGTAGGTAAACGGATATCGGTGAATTGGGTTGGTAATAGCCTACGAATCACAAATAGGGATCCAGAAGCTGAGTCATTTATACCTCAACATCTCAAAACCCCTGCTGGACAAGCATCCGACGAAAAGACTGTAGATGTGCGCAGTGACTCACATGCACCTGCATCTCCCCCTGACAGTGATGACCTATCAGCGTTTATTAAACGGCAAACTCGTTGATCGTTTGTGACTAGCCAATTATAATTGCTTAAAATTTAGGAGCTTTAAATGAGTGAACAAAATGAAAATGAACAGTACGTGGTGATTAACGACGTGCGTCATAAGTTTGAGGACTTAACCCCTCAGCAACGTGAAATGGTTGTGTTATACAACAGTTTCAAAAACGAACGTCAATCACACCTTAATGATCTAGCCAAGCTGGATTTAGCATGTGAAGCGTTAGCTAGCAAAATTACCGCTAGCGTTACCGAAGAAAACGAAGATACAGAGGACACGTCCACAGATGGCGAATAACTTAACTCTACACAATGTAAACAATATCGTTTATACCAAAGCCGATGGTGAAGAATCAGAACGCACTGTCATCCCAATGTCTGTTCCAGGCGCTAATAACGTAAGAGCTATTGATGTTGGTGAGAATACGGAAGAAGAGATTGCTTCCTTAGTTGAAAAGTTAGCCGACTACGGTGCTTATAAACAACAAATTCTCAACTCCATACTATCATTCGAGCAATACGTTGAAACGTCTACTGGTGAACCATTAGCTATTGATGTTAAGTGGCGAACATTCAAAGCAGATCGAATTACCGAGCCTGACGAAGAATAGATCGTAATTTATTTTCGTATATAAAGAACCCGTACTTGTTACGGGTTTCTTTTTGTCTGATTATTCGCCTCATTTGTGATGTTAAACATAAATAAGACGAATAATGGGAGTTTTTACGTGAAATTAAAAGATATCTTCGAAAATGCTGCCGCAGGCGCAACAGCGACATGTGGTGGAGACGTTGCAGGATCTCGAGGTGCGTTGTTCACACGTCATCCTCTGCTAAAGCGTAAGCGCAATATCGGACGAGTTAAAGTTATCCGTTACAATACAGAAAACAATTGGAATTTGCGATAATGGAATTTCTACAGCAATTACTAGAAAAAAAATCTGACATCGATCCGAAAGCAGCGATCGAAAAACTATCATCCGTTCAAAAGAGCGATGAGGTTCAAGGCGATACAGCTGGCTTTGCATTAGAAGACGAAAACGGAAACGTCGTTCGTGTTCGAGTACCTAAAGATCAAGCTGATGATTTTGAACAAGCGATGGGCGTTGCATTGAATGGTGACGACGACACGCAAACAGAAGATGTGCAAATAGCAGAAGTTCTATTTGATCTTCGTAAACGCTTCGACATCGTAGATGTTAACTGGGGTGAAGGAACAATCCCTGAAGATGAAGAAGTTGATAATGAATTACAAGGTGGTGAAGACCAACCACAAATGCCTGCTGACGGTGAGCCTGTAGATGGCGACGTTGAAGGTCCTGACGGTGAATTCCCTAATGGTGAAGATCCAGATGGAGAAGAAACTCCTATGGATGCTACTGACTCAGATATCGGATTCAATGACGATAACTCTGACCAGAATCAGCAAGCAATGTCAGCACTTGAGCAGATCATCGATCTAATGAAATCAGACGCTGAGGCTCGTCGTATCGAAGCGGAAGCTCGTAAAGCTGAAGCAAGTGTTGAAGCTGGTAAGGTAGCAGCACAAGCCGCTGCAGCACGTACGGCCGCTGAAGAAGAAATCCTAGACATGGAAAACTTCAACAAACGTAAAAAAGAAGATAAGCGTCAACGCGATCTTCAAGCAAAACTTTTAAGATATCGCCATGATGTGAAAAATGATCAAACAGGAGAACTCGACATGGGAATGAACGAAAACGCAATGTATCCTCACGCTACTGCTGAAGAAGAGGAAGTGTTGGATATGGAAGCGTGGGAAAAAGAAGAAGCTGAACGTAATAAGCAAAAGCAAACTCACGAAAAGCTGAAGAAGTATCGCCATGCTCAAAAAACCAATCCCGAAAAGTTCAAGAAAACGTTCAAAGAATTTAACGATGACGTTGAAGCTGGACAGGAAGAAATGCAAGATCAAATCGATCTTTCTCACCGAGTTCAAGCATAAGTCATGTTAGATTTATCATTCATGCAATTCTTAGCTTTGAGTGACGAGGAATTATTAGAATTCACCGCATCTCAATCTGCAGAATACAGAGCCGATGCTATGGGTGTCGGTTCTCATGAAGAGCGTCGTCAAGCAGCTAAAATGAGTGACGATCAATTCAACAAAAAGCAAGCTAAGAACATTAAAGATATGAGTCAATCCGATGATCCTATCGACCGTCGTATTGCTGCGTTACAACGTCAGTTGGATCGCTTGTATGCTCAAAAACGTCAACAAGAGGAAGGTCAATAATGAAATTAGTAGACATCCTACCTGAGATTGAATTAGACGAAAGTGCTATTCGTCAGTTCAAACGTTTCGGTAACGAAATCAAGCGCTATTTTAAGTGCACCTCTGGTCCTAAAGCGGGTAGTTATGCATCCTCACCTTCAGCGTGCGGTAAGCGTAAAGATCCTCGTAAGGTGAAGCACGGTAAGAAAGTTGCTCGTTCGCAAAAGTCAAATCGCGTACGTAAGACTATGATTCGCAAACGTTCTGCAGCATCTAAGATGTTGAAGCGTATGAATCAACGTCTAGCTTCTAACAAACCGAAGCAACACACTTCAAAATTCGTAGGGAATAAGGACTCAAATTCTACGAATAAATAGTCGTATGTTTACATATATCGACAATCCTCCTGAGTTCACTGATGTATCCACGACCACCATTAAAGGTGGTCGTTGGTATATTACTCCTAACGGAACGTATCCTTCCGTCACTACAGTTCTAGGTCACAAAGAAAAGCCATGGCTTAAAGATTGGCAGAATATGCTTGGACCTAAGAAAGCTAAAAAAGAACAAGAACGTTGCTCCGAACGCGGTGAAGCGGTTCACGAAATGTGTGAGTTGTTTCTTCAAAACGTTGATTTGGAGACAATCAAATTACAACGTGCTCGTGATCATGTTGCGTTGTTCAACCAAATTAAATTAGCTCTCCAACGTCGTATAAATAACATACGTGCTCAGGAAGTTGCGTTGTGGAGTGATGAACTCACTCTAGCAGGCCGCGTCGATTGCGTTGCGGAATATGATGGTACACTATCGATTATCGACTTCAAGTCGTCTACATCCATGAAGGATGAGACTATGATTGAAGATTATTTCCTACAATGTACTGCGTACGCACTTATGTATACCGAGCTATACGGAGAACACATTGAAGATATTGTTGTTATCATCGCGTCCGAAAAAGGATTCATGCCAGCAGTATTTAAAAAGAAGATAGACGATTACATCCTTCCACTGTACACCCGGATTGATGAATTCGCACAAAGTATATAAGGATCAATAATGCAATATCAAGATTTAACTGAAATCGCAAAAGCGTTTATCACTCGCGGCATCTCAACACTAGATTCAAACTATTCAGTCGGCGACGTTGCTTATCACTTTAGCACAAGTTCCGACTTTGAATTAGTCGAAATGGTTAAAGGGCAAAAGTACGGCTATTGCGCGTTCGCTGCCGATGCAACTACCGAAAACCAAGAGAAGCTAAAATCATATAAGGAACAACGCGACGATCCTATGGAAAAGTTTAGCCCTCGTCCTTCAGATTACTTATTATTCATTTGGGGTGTTAGCAAACAATCTCCATCGTTAGCTATTACTCCATTCGCTACTCGCTTTATTCCTCGTCACATGATCCAAAACGTTAACAAATGGTTGACGAACGAATCTTCTGAGGAATGGAATGATAACATTCTTATGGAAGCTGATGTAGATGATGATAACTTACCTGATCCACCTGCACTCAGTAAAGATCGTGATGTAATTCATGACACTACAAATGTACAACTTGTAGGATTCAATGAGAATGAAGCAATCGAAGCGAGAGTCGATACGGGAGCCGCTCAGTGCTGCCTGCATGCTGAAAACATTCGTTATTCCAATGAAACAGAACAAGTTGAATTTGATTATAACGAACGTCGTTATCGCATGGCTCTTCACGGTGAGCAAGATATTAAATCTGCTGATGGTGGTGTATCGAAGCGTCCTGTCGTTCTATTCAAAGTTAAAGTTGAAGGTAAATTATTTGAAGGAATTGCATTCAATCTTAACGATCGATCTAACATGCCGCATCATATTCTGTTAGGACAAAACCTTCTCGAGCAGGGGAATTTCCTTATCGATCCGATCGACAAAGAAGATCAGGATGGTGAGCAAGAAACCAATGAATCGATCAACGTGAATGCAGCGATTGAGGCTATTCTTGAAAACTGTAAGATTGAACAAGACATATTCACCGACGACGAAACATAAATAAATACCTCATATTAGAGGTATACATAAATGTCAAATATTCATAGTCCGTTTCACGTAATACAAAATTTCATTTCTCCACTCCAGTGTGAGGAAATAATTGACGCACTTGATTGCGTAGAGCCTGATACGGACTCTGAAGATTATGCTGTTCTTAATACACGTCGCAATGACGATGCTGAAGAACTAATATTCGACACCCTTCAAGATTACTCCGATGATGTCATTAAGCGTTATGACATCAAGGACATTCGTGGGGTTGAACAAGTCACCTTTGAATGGTACCCACATGGCTGTGCAGCTACGTCTCCTCATTGTGAGAGTTCAACATACGTAAAGAGTCAAAGTGGTGGCGGTAAGTGGGTTAAGAATCGCGATCGCGATCTCACAGGTATTTTGTTCCTCTCAGAATACAACGATAAAGTTCCTTTTGACTCCGATTATGAAGTGTATGGTGGTAAGTTGGAATTCCCTCAACATGCGTTTGGGTTTAACCCTCAACGCGGTACGTTAATTCTATTCCCTAGCGGACCTCACTTTATTAACTTAGTATCAGACATACACTACGGAGATATGTTTGCTGCACGCTTCCACATAGCTGGTGCAGAACCGTTAATGTACGATGCTAAGAATTTCCCTGGCACATTTGAGACCTGGCTTCAAGAATTTGCTTGATGTAGTGTGACTCCATCAGTATACTCTCCCTCACATAACACATAAAATAAGGAGAATATACTATGGGTGAAATCGTAGCCTCTGAAGGAATTACTATTCCAACCAGTCCAGCTGATCGCAAAAAACTAAAGGGCATGATCGCTGAATGCACTCACTGCCTTCAACGTATTGACGATCAACGCGAAGCGATGAAAGACATCGTCGATGTCATTATTGAAGAATTCAGCATTCCTCGTAAAATCGCTAACAAACTAGCACGCACAATGTATAAGCGTGACTACGAAAACGTTCAACAAGAGAACGAAGACTTTGAGCAACTATATGAAACCATTGTTGAAAGTCAGGCATCCGCTGCTAATCTAAGCAACGCATTAAGCGATGCAACATTCGATTAAAAGTAACACGAAGCGACCTCTAGGTCGCTTCACTCGTTTACACAACTATAATTATAATAAGGAGTTATATGAGCTACATTAATGCACATTTAGGAAAAAACTCTGTAAACGTATGGGAGAGACGTGATAGTGGTGAACGTGAGCTTGTTCGCTATGATATTCCGTATTACTTCTACGCCGAAGATAAAGAAGGGAAGCACGACAGCTTATTCGGTAAAAAAGCTAGTCGTTTTGACTTTGGCGATCGTGAAGCGTTTACAAGTGCAATAAGTCAGTGTCGAAACAATAACATTGAATTGTTCGAGTCTGACATACAACCAGAATATAAGATTCTAGCTCAACACTATTACGGTAAATCCTCCCCTAATCTAAATATTACTTATTTGGATATCGAGGTTGATTACGACTTATCTATCGGTTACTCATCTATTGAGAATCCATACGCTCCAGTCAATTCGATTGCAATTCGGATCGTGACTGGGAAAC